ATTAGATGATTCCTCAGTTATATTTTTAACAATATTTGAAAATGTTTTTTTCTCTATTTCTGTTTTTGATATTTTTATATTAGATAAATTATCCCCTAAGAAGTTTTGTATAAATTCTATTGTTTCTTTAAAAGTAGCCGTTTTATCTCCATCTTTTTGCCAATTATATTTTTTAGTAGATAATACGCCTCTAATAAAACCAATAATAGATCCCTTAAATATTTTATCACACTGGTGTGTTCTACACTTCCAGTTGCCTCTATAAGAGTCTCCTGTTGGATAGAGATTGAACGCTGTTTTGTTATCTCCATTATGTATAGGGCATTCTCCAACATACATTTTACCATTATCATTAATTTCTGTTAGGTCTAAAGTTTCTAACAGCCTATCGATATTATCACATAAATTATCGCATATAACTTTTAATTGATGTTGATTATACGAAGGGGATGTTTTTGTCATTTGAGTTGTCATCTAAAATAAATCCATTACTTGTGTTTTGTTGGTTAATATTATTAGCAATTTCTAGTTTAGTTCGTCCTTCGGTAATTTTTGCACACCAGCCCTTCATGTGACAATTAATATAGTCGTTATCATCAAGACCACCACCATGACGGCTTATCACTGGAATTAATTTTCTATTACCCTCATTAGGACCATCTTCTGCAATTTCTTCATCAGACTTTCTTTTGAAAATGGTAAAATTACTACATAGCCAAATAATTCTGTCCGAGCCGCTTGCTGTATCTGTGCTTTCTTTAGTAATACCATCTCTATTTAATTGGACAAAAGCCACAACCGGTACTTTATATCTAGTTGCAAAATTATGTAATGAGGTCATCATGAAGCCTAGAACTTGATACTCTTTAAGATCTTGACTCATTCCAGAACTATCCATAAGCTTCAAATAATCATAAAAAATAACACATGGCTTTGCTGTTCCATCATCCTCAAGACCAACTTCTTTCACAATCCATCTACGCATTAAAGCCAATTGCTCCTCAAAAGGCTTTCCAGCAATAGACTTATAAAATAATTTTGTATTTAATAGTTCTTTTACAGCATTTTCAATCTTCTTTTTCTTGTCTTGAGAATTTGCAAATTTACCAGTTTCTATATTATTGATTTCTGTTTCCGTTATCATTGCTAAAATACGATTAATATGATCGTCTTTAGTCATTTCTGTATCCATATTCAATACAGGTATTTTTAATTTATTTGCAATATAAAATCCCATATTATCAACCAATAATGTTTTTCCGGTTTTAGGTCTGGCGGCAATAACATTAACTGTGCTTCTTCTTAAACCACCACCAATAGCCTGATCATAAACAGGAAATCCCGTAGGAATACCAACTTGATCAATTGGATTATCAATTAAATTTTGAATATATGCTTCTAAATCATTACCTATACACACAGGATTATTATCTGTATCATTAATTAATGATGTAAAATCAAATACTGTGTCTTCAGCAATTGATATTATACTTGTTACTGGTTCGCTACCAGTTACATCTAATAATTTTTCTTTAGCTTTATCTAGTTGCTCATACAGTAATCTTGCTATTTGTAATTTTCTAATTTTAGCAGCGAACTTGGGAATGTTCTCTATATTAACAGGAAAATCAATAATAGCCTTTAAATGTTGAGCCTCTTCTTTTCTTGATAATACATGAGACACTCCAAGGTCTTGAGCAACAGAATAAATTGATGCTATATCTATAGATTTAGATTGATTCTTTTCGCAAATCTCTTTGATGCACTTAAATATGATACCATTACTATCAACGGTAAACGATGACTCTTGTAGAATATCTGCTATATCAAGATAAACTTCTTCGCCAAATTTACAGATACCAGACAATACGGCTCTTTCTGCCGACGGGTCAGCCAAAATCATTAAATCAACCTCCTGAGCTTGATGAACACTTATTACATCTATATCTATCAGCAGAGTCTGGCAAGATTGCTGGATTTATTTCTTCTTGCTTACCACAAGATCTGCATTTGACTTCTATTGGCTGATATTGTCTATTTCTTGGTGTTGGCGGATACCTTGATAACTTTTTATCAATTTCTATATCGCTTTTAAACATGTTAATTTCTGGCATATTTAAAAATTTATTAGTAGAATTATTAGTTTGTTTTTTTTGTCTTGTTTTAGTTTTTACCTTAGAATTTGGTTTTTCAACGGATTCTTCTTTTGAAGATGTTGTGGATTCTTCTTTGGGTAAAAGAGATTGTAGTGCTTGAATCAATGCTTTAATTTGCTCTGGATTAGTTAGATTATCCATGTTTAACTTTCATTTTTTGAATTGATAGAATAATGTCAGATAAATTTTTTACCGATGCTGATATATAGCTTAATCTGTCCGATCTCTGTTTAGCGTATTTTTTAATCTTATTTAAAGATGATGCCTTCTCGTTATGTTTAATTGCTTGCGTAGATTTTTCTATATATCCATAGCCTTTATAGTTATTAATTTCATCAGCAATAGTTTCTTTCAAAGTCTCTTCTGCCCAGTTATATCTTGCTAATTCTCTATTAATAGTTCTTTGAATATGAAAAGAAAATTGAGCAAGTCTGTAGGATATTTGAGCACAATCTTCTGGTGTTAATTTTTCTATAACATTTCTATCCATTGTTAAATATTGATTTAGTTCTTCTTCTGGTAATACCTTGTTTGCATAAGCCGGCAAGCCTAAAGAAGACTCATATTCATCTAGAACTTTATCCCAATAGTTAACTTGATCAGACGATGTGTTTTTAGTTTGTATTGTCATTTGTAACTATATCCCTCCAAGTTTCAATCTTCTGGTCATATGGCAATACTATATATTTGATTCCGTTGATTTCGCACCATTCCCTTTTTTCTCTGTCTCTCTTTTGAGATTTTAAATAATTAAGTTGATTGCTGTGATAAAAAGGAACAAACTTATAATGTTGCTCTCCATGAACTTCTATGCATATTTTTTTTAAAGGTAGGTAAAAATCTAGATATAATGTTTCATTTTTTCTTAATGGTATTGGAACTTCTTCAAGAAGCTGTAAAGTAGGGTAACTATCTTTTATTACTTGTCTAGCCTCAATATGAAGCGAAGACTTGTGTAATAAATTAGCGTGAGAATAATGTCCAGTAAGTTGCCAGTTTTGAATAAAACCATCTAATGATTTTATTTGCATTTAATACCCATGGTTTCTTTAACAGATAGCTCTAATTTTTTATATTCTTGAGGATTATCAACAAAATATTGTCTAAGTTTTTCCATACCTTGAAATTTTTCTTTATCATAAGTGTACCAAGCGCCGCCCTTATTGATAAGGCCAATATCAACAGCAAAAGTTAATAACTCTGTATGTTTATCTATACCCTCGCCATATCTAATATAAGATGTTATTACCCCACCAGGAGGACCAAGAGCAGAACAAACAACTTGCCATTCTATCTCTTGGCCTATTTGATTACTGTCAGCGCTTAATACCCAAGGCTTAAAAGTTTTAGCTCTGAGTTTAATATCTGTTTGATACGCAATAGCTTGACCGCTCTTCTCTTTAAACTCTGCTCCATATCCCGTTGGATTACCCATCAAATGCGTAATACCAATAACTATATTCTTATTTACTGGAATTACATTTGCTACTTTACGACAAAATTTTGCTAATAGTTTTGCTCCGTCAGCACGTTGCATTTTATCCATATCGCTTGTAATTTCTGCTTCTGTACACAGAGCAGAATAAGAATCTATTATAACTACCGATCCTGGTATTTCATTTATAATTCTTTCTGCTATTTGAAGATATTCTTCAGCATGTAGAATTTTACCCGTTTGAGATCCTATAATATGAAATTTATCTAATTTTAGTCCTGGTATTCCTTCTAAATCTCTCTTTTTTAATCTACCTTCGATATTTAGGTAATACACTTCTCTACCATCTTTAAAAGAGCTGTGAGCATACTCATCTCTTTGTGCTGTAGCAGAAAAATCCAAGGATGTTGTCGTTTTACCACATTTAGGTTGCCCTGTCAACACAACAAAACTACCCTCCGG